GGCACAGTTAGATATGCCTCAGGTCAGATTGCAAAAACTAATCCTACAAGTATAAAAATAAAGACACCTACAGCAACAATAGGTGTTAGAGGCACAGATTTTTCAATGACTGTAGACGAGTTAGGTAGTTCAACTATCATACTACTACCTAGTTGTAATACTACTGGTGCTTGTTATGTAGGTGAGATATCAGTAGAATCAGATGCAGGACAAGTTATACTTAATCAGGCATTTCAGGCCACAGTTGTTGATACAGTTTCTAGCACACCTATGAAACCTGTAACGCTAGGTCTAGATGAGAATATGATAAACAATCTATTGATTATATCAAGACCGCCTGCAATAACTGAACAATTAGAACAGTCAGAATATATTGAGGTTGCAGATGCTCTCGATCTAGACTTTCTACAATTTGACGATTTAGATGTAGACTATTTAGAAGAGGAAGAAAGTGCTTGGGCAACAGCACTTGATATAGATTTTTTAGAACAGAATTTTTTAGGTGATATTTTAAAACAGCTGAACGAACAATTAGCAAAAAAGATGAGAAGTGAGTTCGATAAAAAGAAGTCAGGAACAGGAGTTGCCACAGGTAAAGATGAAGAAACAGGTATCATAATATTGAATGAAGAACCAGAATGGTTAGTTATAAGAGAAACAGAGGCAAACTATCTTGAATTGAGACTAGATCAAGAGTATGGGTACAATATAAATATTATACAAGGTGATGATGAGATTTATGATTACGAGATAGGAGGAAATTCAAATGAAATTACTATTATTCAGTCTAATTAGTTTGTATTTTTTGATTGGGTTTATACCTAACAAGGCAGATGCAAATGACTTTGACCTGACTATCATAACTAGCGATGGTGGTGATCTTGATATTTTACAAGACGGTGAAGATAATAATATTGATTTAGATGTACAAAGTATGGACAACTTTGAATTAGATTTTTCTCAAGTAGGTAACGATAATAATATCAATATAGATGTTGATGGTAGAACAAGTAATGGTTCATCAATTTTTATAACACAAACAGGTAATAATAAAAATTATAACGCTAATTTATTTTGTGGGCATTCATTTTGCACCATGACTCTTAATCAATAATACCTCGTCAACTTTAAATATTATGACTCATTTAGTGAATGATAAATGTATTAAATGTAAGCATACAGATTGTGTTGAGGTTTGTCCTGTAGATTGTTTTTATGAAGGACCTAATATGTTAGTAATCAATCCAGAAGAATGTATTGATTGTGGAGTTTGTATACCTGAATGTCCTGTTGATGCTATTATTGAAGATACTGAAGATGTGGGTGATAAGTGGTATAAATTGAATGAGGAATATAGTGAGAAGTGGCCTAATATAACAGTAAAGAAAGATTCTTATCCTGATGCAGAATTATTTGCTGAAGAGAAGAATAAATTAGAAAAATATGGATTACAAGATTAAAACAGAAACAAGAAAATTTACTTGCGATGGATTAATAAAAGAAGGTATGCACCCATCAGAGGGTCATCCTTTGGTATACTTAACAATGAAAGAAGAAGATACAGAAATGGTGTGTCCATATTGTAGTATGACTTATGAGCTTAGATCCGAAGAAGAATAAGATAATATCTCAAGTAGGAGATAATTTAGAGAAGGTGTTTGATCCTGAAATGCCTAGCATCTCTGTTATAAAACTAGGACTAATATACGACATAACAGTATCAGATGATGATGTTGTAAATATAAAACACACACTAACAAGTCCTGCCTGTCCTATGGCAGATCAAATTCAACAAGATATAAAAAATGCAGGACTAAAAGTAGAAGGTGTAAAAGATTGTACAGTTGAACTTACATTTGATCCACCATTTGGTATGCATATGGTTCCTGAAGAAACAAAATTTATAATGGGTTGGTAATGAAAAAGATATTAAATATATTCAAAAAGAAGAAAAAAGAAGAAAAGAAACCACACTTTAATCCTTACGAGAGAAAAGATGGTGATAAAATGACTGAGATTGAAAAGATGGATAAAGGTTTCAATGGCAAAACTTATTCATTAAATGGTATAGACTATGATTTCTAAAATATTCACACACTGGACAATAGGTTTATTAACACTTGCAATATTAACAGTCATAGGTTTAGGTGATCCTTATTTAAAAGAAATGATGAGACTTAAATCTTTTGATTTTTTATTACAGTCAGAAACAAAAGAATTATCTCAAGATATAGGTATAGTAACCATAGATGAAGAGTCTATTGAAAAGTATGGTCAATGGCCTTGGGATAGAAGGGTACTTGCTGATCTTGTTGTTAAGTTAAGAGAAGCACAAGTAGGTATAATTGTAATGCCTATATTATTTTCTGAGTATGATAGAATGGGTGGTGATGAGGCATTTGTAAATACGATATATCAAATGGGTGTTGTTATAGCACAAGTCGGCACTACACAAATAAACAAGAATGCTGTACCAAGAGGTGTTGCAAAAATAGGTGATCCTCTACCTTGGTTATATGAATGGCCAGGTATGTTAGGACCAATACCTGAACTAGGGCAGTATGCAGATGGTGTGGGTGTTATCAATACAGCACCTGAGATAGATGGTGTTGTTAGACGAGTGCCACTAATTATGAAAATTGGTGATGAGACTTATCCTGCAATAGCACTAGAAACTATTAGAGTGGCAACAGGCGATCCTAGTTATCAGATTAAGGCTGGCGAAGGGGGAGTTATTGCTGTTAGAGTGCCAGGTTATGATACCATTGAGACTGATCCACATGCCAGAATTTGGTTAAGATGGAAGAAAGAATATAACACATTATCAGCAGCGAGTCAAGACTTTTCCGAGTTTGCAGGTAAGACTGTAATAATTGGCTTGACAGCAGAGGGGTTATCTAGTATAGTTGCAACCCCAAACGGGGAACAGTATGATTATATGTTATCTGCTTCGACTTTACAGACGGTATTAGACGGAGACCAAATTAACAGATATGATTACTCTCTAATACTAGAATTATTGGTTTCTATTATCCTAGGTGTCTTAATAGTGATATTGGCAAGATTTACACCTTATTGGTTTGTAGGCATATTCCTAATTCTTACCTATATCAGTTTGATATATGTCTCATATTTTTTATTTGCTAAGTATTTGATATTGGCAGATGTAAGTTGGGCCATTATCTGCTTGACAATAGTTGGTATGCATAGTATATTTAATCGGTTTGTTTTAGAGTTTAGATTAAAACAACAAATTAGAAAACAATTTGAAACATATTTAGATCCAAGACAAGTTGCTATATTGCAAAAAGATCCTAGCAAATTGAAACTAGGTGGTGAGCGAAGAGAGATGAGTTTCTTATTTATGGACATTGTAGGATTCACACCTATTTCTGAGTACTATAAAAATAATGATGATCCTGAAGGCCTCGTAGAGATTGTAAATGATTATCTAAACAGAATGACAAAGATTGTTTTAAACAATGGTGGTTGTGTTGACAAATATATGGGCGACTGTATCATGGCATTCTGGAATGCACCACTTGATTGTGAAGATCATGCTGAGATGGCAGTTAAGACAGCAATAGAATGTGCTGAAGAAACTGAAAAATTAAAAGTGATGTTTAGAGAAAAAGGTCTACCTGATATCAATATAGGTTCAGGTGTCAATACTGGCACTTGTATTGTAGGTAATATGGGTAGTGATACAAGATTTGATTATTCAGTTATAGGGGATGCAGTAAATCTAGCTGCAAGACTAGAGGCAACAACACGAAACTATAAAACAGATGATGGTGGTATTGTAACTACATTATATTCTAGTTATACTCAAGAAAAACTAAAGAATATCAAGTCAATCGAAGTAGATAAGATCAAAGTTAAAGGTAAAGAAGAATTAATTACCATCTATAAACCAGTATAAATAGTAGTATGGCAGGAGTTATAGACAGTATAGTCAAGCAGGCAGGTGACACTAGAAAGTCTATGGACTGGTATCGTAGAAAAGTACGAGACGCTACAGGATCAGGCACTACTGCAAGAGGATTGATAAGACAAGGTAAGGCATCAGCAACACCTAAGTTTGGTATATTTAATCTATTTGGGTATCAGGCAAAAACATATGGCGCACCTTTACCTTATTATGATAGATTCCCACTAATCATACCTACTGAACAAAGAGGTGGTAGATTTTGGGGTATAAACTTTCATTATTTACCTTATGGCCTAAGGGTACAGTTGTTTAGAAGAATGCTAGGATTTGCTAGTGATAATAACTTTGATGAGAAAACAACTATAAATGTAAGTTGGAGACAGGTAGCAGGTATCAGAGCTGTGAGACCGTCTATCAAGTCTTATCTTTTTAGTAATGTAAGAAGTGCCTTTTTAAATATAAAAGTAAATGAAATGCCTGTTGCACTAAATTTGCCTGTTCAAAGATTTGTTGGTGCTACAGATGCAAAAGTTTACTCAGATACAAGAAAGATGATATAATGGCAAAATTAGGAGACCCAACAGATTTTTCATACAGAGTTAATAAAGTAACTAAAGTTGTAGACGGTGATACAATAGATGTTATTATTGACTTAGGTTTTGATATAATGTATAAAAGTAGAGTAAGACTATTCGGCATTGATACACCTGAAAGTAGAACAAGAGATTTAGTAGAAAAGAAATATGGACTTATGTCTAAAGATTTTCTAAAAGATGCATTGAAAAATGCTGATAAGATAGTTATTAAAACACATAAAGGCGAAGAGACTGGTAAGTTTGGTCGTATTCTTGGTGAAATATTTTGTGATGGTTTAAATGTTAATCAAGAAATGTGTAATCAAGGCCATGCTGTTGCATATTATGGTCAAAGTAAAGATGATATTCAAGAAGAACATATGAAGAATAGAAAGATATTAGGAGATTTAGGGATAGTATAATGGCAATATTTCGTAAAGGCATAAAAATAGGAGGATACGATATTCGTATTGGTTTACCTAGAGATAGGTCTTACGATAGAATTGACAAGGACCCTAGACTAAAAAGAAAAACTAATCCTAACACTTCACTAAACAGATTTAGGTCATTTACAGAGGCAGCTGGTGGGTTTGCAAAACCTACAAAGTATATTCTAATAATGACACTACCTCGTGGTGCAAGTGATCAACCTGGTGTTGCTAAAGACACTAAAGATGCACAAAACTTAGACAAGTTATATGGTGCTCAAGTAGCATTTCATTGTTCAGATTTACAATTCCCAGGTAGAACAATAGAAACACAACCTCATAGAATACACGGACCTGAAACAAACTTTGCAAGTGGTCTAAACTTTGCAGAGATAACTGCTGAGTTTTATTGTGATAAATTTATGAGAGAGAAACATTATTTTGAAACTTGGCAGAACTTAGTTATTGATAAAAGAACATACGAATTAAATTATTATGATGAATATACAGCACCGATTGAGATATATCAATTAAGTGATTTTGATGAAGAAATGGGATCAACACTTGACAATGCACATAAAGAAGAAATAAAAAATGCTGTGTATGGTTGTAAATTAGTTGAAGCATATCCTAAAACAATAGCTGCTCAGGCACTAAGTTATGACGCTAGAAATCAGGTGCATAAAATTAGTATTACATTTGAGTATAGATACTGGCACAATATGGTTGATATTGATGAAGTTGAAAAGGCAGATACATTTATGACCGCAAATACTGGTGTGGTCACGCCTGATACAAAAGGAATGGGCCCATTAGGTCTATTCAGATACTTACCTGCTGAGTTAAGAAGGGCAGGAAACGAAGTATTTAATCAGGCAAAAAACAGATTACCTACTGGAAGAGTATTCGGAGGCAAAGTTTTCCCTCCGTATTTCTAGTATAAATATTACTGAATTTTTAATAATGCATAAGGAGAATATATTATGGCATTACCAAAGGTCGAGGTACCGACTTACGAATTAGAAGTACCGAGTACAGACGAGAAAATAAAGTTTAGACCATTTCTTGTCAAAGAAGAAAAGGTACTTTTAATGGCACTTGAGTCTAAGGACAATGGTGAGATGATAAGTGCTTTGAAAAGTTTAATCAAGGCGTGTACATTTGAGAAGTTTGATCCTGATACTGCACCTTTATTTGATTTAGAGTATATCTTTTTACGAATAAGAGCAAAGTCAGTTGGTGAAACTTCAACAATACGAGTTAGATGTGATGATAAAGAAACATTTGCTGAGGTAGAAATACCTTTAGAAGAGGTTAATGTTCATGTTGATGAAAACCATACTAATAGGATAGACATAACAGATAAAATAAAAGTGATTATGGATTATCCTAAAGTTGATATTACTTTACCAGGAGATTCTGAAGTTGAGTCTTTCTTTAAAGTAATAAAAAGTTGCATATGGCAAGTGGTTGATGGCGAAACTGTACACGAAAGAACAGAAATGACCGAGGCTGAGTTAGATGAGTTTTTAGGTAGTTTATCTAATAAACATTTTAAACAGTTTAGAACATTTTTTGAAACTATGCCTAGATTAAAGTATGAGATAGAGTATAAACAACCTAAGACGGGTAAGACTGAAAAAAGAACGCTTGAAGGTATGCAAAGTTTTTTTTAACAGCCCTTTCCCATGATAACTTAGAGAACCATTATACTACTAACTTTAACTTAATGCAACACCATAAGTATTCATTAAGTGAACTTGAGAACATGATGCCCTGGGAAAGGGAGATATATGTTAAAATGCTTATAGATCATCTCAGAGATGAAAAGGAGAGAATAAACAATGAGCGAAGAAAGTAAAACAGAAACAAAAAAGGTCAATATAGAACTAGAAGTTGATACTAATGTTGTTGACTCTAGTAAAAATAAATATCAAAATCTAATTGATCTTGCAAAGGCGATAGATTCTTGGCGTATCTTTCCTAGAATATTCATAACAACATACATTTACTTACTATACAAAGTAGTAATATGGTACATGAACATAGCAGATCCTACACTAGAACAATCTGGGTTAGTTAGTATTGTCGTAGGTGCTGGGGCTGCATGGTTCGGTTTATACACAGGTACAAGTAAAAAATAATGGCAGACTTTTCAGAAACATTAAAAACAATACAAGAGTCAACAGGCACTAGAGGTTTTGGGGCAAAGAAAAGAACTGCCTCTAGCATCATGGCTTCAGAAATTGAAGCATTACAACCAAATGTTTCTGGCGTTGCAGGTCAAATATTAACTGATCTTTCAACTGAAGCTGCTGCTATTAAAGATGCAACAGATCCTGAGCAATTAAAAGATGCCTCAAGAAGATTAAAAGAATATAAAAAAATTATAGATCAGACACAAAAGAATTTGTCAGATGATCAAAAGATGAGCAAAGATGAAGTTGCTAATCTAAAAAGACTTATCACTACCTCAGAAAAGAATGTTAAGAAAGCAGGTAAAGGTCTATTTGGTTCAGCAAATGAATCGTTCTTAGATTCATTAACAGAAACACTAAATCCATTCACAAAGATAGGTGATGTATTTGCACAATTACCTGGCGGTGCACCATTTGAGGCATACTTTAACTCACTTGGCGATGGCATAAATGATAAGATAAAAGGTGCATTAGGCATAGGTGGTCTAACTGATGATAGTGTTGAGAAAGTAGAACAGTATGTATCAGGCAGACAAGATTTAGAAGAAACACAATCAGATTACGAAGATAGTAGACCTAAAACTAAAGCAGATTTTGTAGCAGATCCTACAGAGTCAAATGATCAACAATCTTTAACAGCAAAAGATTTATTAATGCCACCAGTGGGCATGTTAGCAAGAATTAGAAGAACACTTGCTTTTGGTTTAGGTCTTACTGATAAAAGTGGTCAATCATTCCTACTAAAAATATCAGAGGCATTAGAGGGTAAAGATTCATCAGCAACTGAAGGTGCAAATGTAAAACCTGGTGATGATGATACTGGCATGCCTCCTGTGGCAGGAGAGGGTGAGAAAAAAGGTGGCATAATGGGTATGTTAAGTGGTCTTATGGGTGCTGCTGGTGCTGCTCTTTCTGCTGGTATAACAGCATTGAGTGCTGCAATAAGAGGTCTTGCTATGAGTGTGATGACACTAGCAAATCCTCTTGCATTGATAGGATTAGGTGCGTTTACATTAGCAATCATAGGTATAGGTGCGGCTTTAAAAATTGCCTCGCCAGCACTTAAAATATTTGCTAAAGCAGTAGTTGATATTTCGAAGGTGTTAGGTGAAACATTCCTTGGTGCAATGGAAAGAATACCACCTATATTTGATAGTATTGGCGGTGTCATTGAAAGTGTAGGTGAATCAATATCTGGTATTGTCAGCACTATATTTAATAGTATTGCTGATACAGTAGAGAGACTAGCCGCCTTAGATGGTGGTGATTTATTTGATGCAGCTGCGGGTATAGTTGCGATATCTGCTGCACTTGGAACATTTGCTGTTGGTGGTATACTAGGTGCAATAGGTAGTTTCTTCGGTGGTGGTCCTTTAGATCAATTACAAGAGTTAGATGGTGAAAATATTAAGGCCGCAGGCGAAGGTATAGAGAAGTTTGGTAAGGGTTTAAAGACATTAGATGAAGATATAAAAGCATTTGGCAAAAGTGATGCCCCTAGAATATTAAAAGATTTCTCTGAGAGTATGGAAGGATTTAAAGATTCATTACCTGGCGTAGGCACAACAGTAAAGATGGCTGCTTTCGGTCTTGCATTTAAAGATTTAAGAGGAACGGCAGCAGACTTTGTTAGAGAGATGGCTGTGGTTGCAAATCCTGGGACTGCATCAAATGTAAGTAGAACAGCTGCGTTGAATGCTAGTCAATCAGGTATGACTTCTACGGGTGGTAGTATGCCTTCAGTAAATACAGCAGTTACTTCAGATAATAGAAGTTCATCAGTAGTATCTAATCATTTCGGTTCTAAACCTATTAATGATTTTTTTGATACTTATTCAACTCCTGCACTCGCTCGGTAAAAAAAAGACGCCATAGCCGCCGTATCACCCGGTTTATAACACACGGTGATACTCTAGTACCCCCTAAAATTGCAGTTCTTTTTCAGTCCAGATACTAAACTTGATATCTTTCTTTTTGCACCACTTCTCTGCAGCCGCAAACTTATCCATGTTCATATAGTATGCTTGTGCCTCTTGTAATAAGGTACTACGCCTTTTACCTTTTGTAGATGTAGGTGGTTTAAGATGTTTAGATGGTTTAACTTCTATTAGATGTATTTTCTTTTCACCATCACTATTCATAACAGTAATTAGAAAATCAGGATAATATCTACGCCTTGTCTTAGTTACAGAATCAAAATAAGGTATGACTAATTCTTCACTAGACCAAGATAGTATATTAGGATTAGTATCAAAATATACCATACACTTTCTTTCCCATAATGAACGATATACAATATTCTTGTAATTGCCTTTGTATTTCTTAGGAAACTTAGGTGTATATTTTCCTTTGTATGTCTTATGTTTCTTCATCATTTTCATATAAATAGTATAGAATATTTATAAAGAGAAACAATGGGCGTCATATCAAAACACTTAAAAGGTCTTGCAGGTAATGTTGTAGGGGGAATGATTGGGTCTTTACTCAATGGTGGCTTCAATGCTAAAACAGCAGGTACTGTATCAGCACTAAATCTAGGTCGAAATCAAGCAAAGATTAGAGAACAATCAGACGAAATATTTGAAGAAAACGAATACTCATTCGGTACAGTACAATATCCACTAGACTTAGCAAGTAATTTACAAAATGCAAATGGGCATTATATGATATTCTATATCAATATTCCTAATGAAGATATGCGAGAAGAAGAAAAGACGCTTGATGCACAACAAACAACACTATTGAAACCTGATTTAGGGTCAACACCAAAACAAATACCTAGACGAGAAGGTAACGCAGCTGTCAAGGGCAGAGGTGAGTTTAAGAGAATACAAAGTGCTATCGTATTGTATATGCCACCTGAGATTAATGTAACTTACGGGGCAGACTATGCAGGTGAAGATATAGGTAGTGCTGCTAGACTGGCAGACAATCTTAGCGATTTTAGTTTCAATGAAGAATTTACTTCTTTCGTTAGACAAAATGTATTAGGTGCAGTTGATGCTGTTGCGCCAGGTACTGTAGCGATGAGACAGGCACAGACAGGTATTGCAGTCAACAATAGACTTGAATTAACATTTAAAGCAATTAACTTGCGTGAATTTACTTATTCATTTAAGTTTATGCCTAGAAACAAAGAAGAGGCAGACGAAGTACAGAAAATAATTTATATGTTCAAGTACCATATGCACCCTACAATACTAGGTGGCTCAAATAGTCCTGTATTTAGAGTACCAAGTATGTTCAATATTCATTATATGTACAGAGGTGATGAGAACAAATACTTAAATACAATGGGTGATGTAGTATTACAGAACATGGAAGTAAAGTATGGCGAGGGTGATGTGTTTAAAACATATAGAGGTAATGATAATGGGGCGCCACCTAATGTTATCAATATGACACTTGCATTTAAAGAGATCGACATTCAAGACAAGAGATCATTATTCAAACACGAATTGCCACCTGGTCGTAAACCTGCTGGTCAAGTCGCAGATTTTGAGAGTGTTGCACCGAATGGTATCATTCCTAATATAAATGGTACAGGAGGTCTATAATGTATTTCAGTAAGTTTCCTAAATTAGAGTATTCAAGTACAGGTTCTACTACAGATGCAAAGGTTGTTACTCATATATTAAGACGAGTCGCAATTAAACAATCTCTTGATGATGATATGAAGTTGATGGATGACTATTATGTCAAAGAAGGCGAGACACCTGAGAATTTATCACACAAACATTTCGGTTCTGCTAAGTATCATTGGGTTATATTACTCACAAATAATATAACTGATAGATATTATGGTTGGCCATTAGGTCAATTAGACTTCGAGAAGATGTTAAAAGACAAGTATGGCGCAAGTGGTGATGGTATTCATCACTATGAGATAACACAAACAAGTGGACCTGCGACAAGTACGGACTTTAGTCATCTGATACAATGTAATTCTACTGAACCAGGTGCTTTACCCGTATCAAATAGAGAACACGAACAAAGAGTACAAGACGAAAAGAGAAGAATTAAATTATTAGAACCTAATCTACTGACACCATTCGTAAGAGAATTTGAAAAAATTGTAAACGAACCATCAGTAGCGTAATGCTATGAGTGAACAAGACAAATTAAATTTCCCAGGTGACTTTCAATGCGACTTTGTGTTTATCATAAATCACTTAGGCGAGTCAATCAATATAACAGACAGTATAGTTAATTTAAATATCTATGAGAATATCAATCGGCCATTTCTAACTGGCGATATGACATTTCTAGACTCGAATAATTTAATCAGAGATAACGAATTAAATCTAGGTCAAGAGAGACTATCAATTCAAATACGCACCTCGACATTTGAAAGACCTGTAGTCAACGCAGGACAATTCAACTTTCGTATTATTGCTGTTATGGAAGATGAGGCATTCACTTCATCTCGTAAAATCAAAGTACAATTTGTAAGTAAAGAGTTTGTAACCGACAAACAAGTACGCATAAGTAAGACCTATCAGAAAGAGTTTCACCTTATGGTCGAAGATGTCTTGAGAGATGATAGTTATGTGGGTACTAAAAAAGAGTTAGTGCTTGAACCTACAAGACACATATTCAAACATTGTATTACAGATCAACACCCTATTGATTTTATTAACACAATTAGACCTCTTTGTCAAGCAAAAGACCGTGATAATGTAGGGTATTTGTTCTATGAAACACTTGATAACAAGTTTCATTTTCAGTCATACGGGAGTTTGATATCTGAGGCCAAGGCAAAACAACCTGAGGTACGACAATATACGCTGAATAAGACTGCCAATGCACAATATGACGGTGAAGATCCTAACTTTGGCAAACTATTCAATATAGAGAAGTTTACGCCTATGGTCAATCACAATAATATTACTAATTTAAACGAAGGATTATACGGTTCTAAGTTAGTTTCTTTCGATATCTATACAAAGACACTTAACGAGACAGAATATAACTATTTCGACAGCTATGGCGATATACCACATTTAGACTATACAGGCGAAGAAAAAACTGAGTTAAGTCAACACATCCCGCATAGTCAAACACCTGATATGAAAGGTAATCGTATATCAGATTATCCTGACTATGTACAACATACTGCTTTTCATACTACGGCTGACGAGACAAGTAAATCATACCCAGAAAATACAGTATTACAGGCAAACAGTCAAAGATTGGCATGGAACAATCAAAGAGTGAAGATACAAGTGCCTGGTTGCGCCCAGATTCATGCAGGCGAGATCATAAGATTATCTATACCTGACATGACTAAATCAGACAGTATTGTACCAAAAGAAGATCCTGTTTACTCAGGTACATGGTTAATCGAAGCACTACAACATAGTTTCGTATTTGGTGCGCCAGTGAAGAAACACGAAATGAATTTCACTTGTATTCGTGACTCAGTCGAAGCAACTCTACAGATCGGCGAGAACGAAAACGAACAGCAACCAGAGAAACTCGCTATCACTACCCTCACACAATAGCACACACCACCCTATGAAATACACAGAGAACGCCGATTTTTTCCTGAAGGGTCTCTACCCAATAGTTCTATGACACTCCGACAACGATCCCTAATGAAAACCATGAGCAATTCAGATAAATAGTAGTATGGAATTCGGCATAGTCTATATGATTACACTACTTGCAACCTTTGTAGAACAACCGTACAATACTTTCTATTCACATCATCCCATGGCCATCTTTATGACTCGTGAGATATGTAATGATACTTTAGATGAAATGTACGATTACTACTACAATGGGTCCATGTTGTATATACAAGAACAAAAACCAGAGAGTGAATTAGAGGGTCTAATATTAGAGTGTCAGAAGTATACCATATCGCCTGGTTATGGTTTCGTGCCGTTAGAACATAAATATACAAGAACGGATGATATATAGAATATGAATAAGGAAGATATAGATGTATGGGTGTTTATCGTTTTTATGATAATTGTAACCCTAATTGCTATCAACTAAAATCTATGAAACAAACAGAAAAACAGCGTAGGCAAATTTCGCAGTTTTCCGAGTGGTTGGCCATACGAGAGAACGAGAAACTAATTGAATCCAGTCGATCCCCCATCATCCCCCATGATCCCCCAAATGCTGAGGAAAAACAGCAACCGAGTGGATTAAAGATTGACAATTATGGGAGTTTCAAATGAATTTCTTTATAGGAAATGTAGAGAGTATATCTGATCCTCTGAAGAACGGTCGTGTCAAGGTTCGAATACTTGGGGATCATACGAGTGATAAAGAGATACTACCCACAGACGATCTACCATGGGCAACCCCTCTTAACGATATACATTCACATAGTTCAGCGGGCATCGGGCAGACACCCCTCGGCCTTCGTATAGGGTCATGGGTAGTCGGGTTCTATCTAGACGCAAAGAAACAACGACCGCTTATACTGGGATCCCTTGCAGGCAACCCTGGTGAGAATGATGTCAATAGATTAGCAGTCAATGACCCTGATCTAGAGCATAACAGTCTGACCACTCGTAAGGCCGCTCGTACCCTAGAGGTTGCAGGACCAGATAGGGCAGAGAAGAAACTTCGTGTGTTTGGGCAAGAGGTGGGTAATATTGCATCTGAGAACAACGATCCGTGGTCCGAACCATCAATACCCTACAATGCCATATACCCTGACAATCATGTATATGAGAGTACTAACGGCCATCTGTTAGAGTTTGACGATAGTGTAGACGAGACAGACCCTGATAAACCAATATCACATGAACGCATACACCTACGACATAAGGGTGGCACAGGAATCGAAATGCACCCTAACGGGGATAAGGTTGATATAGTGAAGAAGGATGCTTACAGTATTATCGAGGGTTCTCACTTTTGTAATATCAAGAACAACGAATCAATTACAATCAATGGATCCCTAAAGGTTCTGATCAATACAGACAAGGGTTCTAACGATTATACACTACAAATAGATGATGGCGGTAACTGTAATATACAAGTAGATAACGGGCAGATTAATCTCGTTACAGGCGGTTCAGGTAATGATATTAACCTTATATCAAGTGGGGATATAAACATGGAGGCAAATCAAAATCTAAATGTTAAGATTCTAGGGGATGTCAATGAAGATGTCGAGGGTAATCAAACAACTCAGGTAACAGGCAATATTGACATAGACGCAAACCGTATAGACTTAAACTAGGAGCAGGACCGTAAGTAATCTTTTAGATACTATCACACTAGAGGACTCAGCCGTTTCCTATGGATTTTGTTGTAAAAATTTTTTCGTATGGATAAAAAGATCAAAAAGTCGGCTCTATATGGCATAGTAGTACTCTTTCTATGCTGTATCTTTGGTATCATAATCACAATTTAGTTGACATATCGTATAGGATATGTTAGTATAGGAGGTAGACATGAGCAAGGAATCATGGGAATGGAGATGGCAAACTATGGTAGAACACAATATTAAGACAATGAAAAAAGACAGTTATGGCAAAATGGTAAAGAAAGACATGACTGCTGATGAATACTGGGATCAAGAAGAAAAGGATCTCAATGAATCATATAAAGAGAGCATTCGTCAAAGAGATGAGAATAAAGCGAGAAAGCGTATAAATAAAGCACCAAAGGTATTTTAAATTATGTATATATGGATATTAACTGTTATGTTATCTTATGGTAGCATAGTAGATATAAAGACGCTTGAACATGATACAGAGATTGGTACATTACATTTCAAAACATTAGAGGCTTGTGAGGACTATATCTACAAAAACAAAGTAGTTGTAGTCAAAGACTTATTACAGCATTTCGATAATGGACAACTTACAGGCTTTGACTTTATGTGTGAGAGCCAATGGTATGATTGATATATCATTTGTACTGATACAACTCGGATTGATGAGTTTTGGGTATATGGCCTTTTTGTATTTCTGTTGGATAACTGAGAACTGGTTATTCTTTGCGGCCATACATCTTGTATTTCTGTGTATGCTATTATTGAGTATAGTCTAGGAAAATTTTTTTAGTTGGTTGCGAAGGGTTTGTGAGTTTATGTATGCGGCGGAAGAAGAAGTAAGTATCTATGATGGTGCTCCAATCGAGGGGATAATTTCACCAGATGAAGATAACCCTGAAGAACGGGATGTTCATAATAGTTTTGATGCCGTTAATGCACAGGTAAGACATACTCATAGAGGATATAGTCAAACTGAGGATTGGCAGATTATACCAGACAAACATCAAGTACAAACAAAAGAGGATCTTGAAAAGGTATTACCTTCTCTTTATAATATTGAGTCGCCAAGTGATGAAGGTGGCCCTTTGCAAGGCGAACTACGAAAATGGGTACAAGAGCGTATATCTTGGCATACAGGTTCTGTTTCATTATTGCATTTAAGAAGTTGGTGGTCAATACTGAATAATGGTGTTGCAGTTCCAAGACATTCTCATACATATCAAACAAAGAAAAAAACAGTAAGTGGTATTCTATGGACAAAAGGTGATATCTGCCCTTTGTTTGTGAAATCGCCAGGTTCAGAAATCAATCAAATCAACAATGTACCTGGTCGTTGTGTTGTATTTTCGAGTCAGACTGAACATTGGACAGAACCTTACCCACATAAAACAACAAGAGCAGGTATCTCTTTTGATTTTTTAATACAAGATCAAGAGTGCTGTGATTGTGTTGAAGATCAAGTTTGTTATCGTTGTGTTCATTTAACAAAAAATCTTCGTAAAGTTGGCATCAATACAATATTTACAGGTGGTAGCACAACTGTTAAGTATGAAGTTGGTGATGCCCTTGTTAAAAATCCTCTTCTCAATACTTTACCAAAGTCATATAAATAGTGATATGGCTGACGAATATAAAAAATACAAAGATCAATACGGTAGATCAACACCTTTAAAATTTAAAGATAAAGAATATAGTGGTGGAAGGCCTGTTGAAATGATCAGTATGAGTGAGTTTAGTAAAATATCTCACTTTGCACCTTTCGAGCCTTACATGGATAAGGCAACTCAAGAAGCAGTACAACCTTTTTATCTTGCAGGTGGCACACTTGAAGATGGTGTCTTTGTTGCAGATGGCACAGAGACAAGTATTAGAATGGTGGGACCTGAAAAGAGTGGTAAATGGGAATATTGGAATATGGATACTGCAGGTGGTGTAAGAAACTTTTTAACACAACCTAAGTATGAAATGCCTAATGATTATAAAACAGATGAACTATGTATTATCGGTGCAGGTCGAGGTACTCTTGGTTTTTATTTAGGCGATACTGGTCTGAATAGTGATTATGCACATAAAGTTAATAATGGTTTATTTAAAAATGTTACCATGGTTGAAGATGATCAGGAGTTAGTTGATTGGCAAAAGTATATAATTAATAAACATGGTATTACAAATATCAAAGCACTTTTTAATTCGTCAATAGAAGAACCAGAAACAGGTACAGATGACTGGGATACATTTAGAACAAAGCAATATGATATGATGATTGCCACTTTACCTTTTTGTGATAGAATAGAAGGCAACTATTATTTAAAACAACAAATAAGACAAATGGAAAATGCAATGGAGAACTTTGTACCTGAAGGTCAAGACTGGCCATTTACAAGGGCTCAAAGAGATTACTATACATCTGTTGCAAAATTTGAAAATAAATGTTATGATGAAAACTTTGGTCGTCACCGTTATCTATTTAAAAATGCTCACAAATATTTAAAGATAGGTGGTTATTTAATAACTGTACATAATAGTATGGCAAGTGATATTGATACCTTTAAACCTATGATTGAAGAAGGTGGCCTTGATATGGTTCATCATAGTTTGATTGATAAAGGTATTGGTTCGGGTACTGAAACAAGACACTTTTTTGCTAGAACTACCTTAATTGCAAATATTTCAGACGCAACAAAATATGTGATAGTTTGTAAGAAAAAATAAATTATTTTAAATTATGTTTTTAGGTTTGCACATCGGAATCCACGATTCCAATATTTCACTTTATAAAGACGGAAAGTCTTATTACTCAAAATATGAGAGAGTATCAGGTATTGGTGGTAAGAAACACGGCCCTGGTAACTTTGAATGGTTGATTGACACTTTAAAATCTTGGGGTGTTGATGAACCTCATAAACAAATCAAACATATGGTTCATTGTACTGCCTTCTATGAAGATGGCTCAGAACATAGTCATCAAGCAATGGTAGATAAGATGAAATTGTATCAGGATGATAATGTTGTTTTTGGTGGTGGTTCACCTACTACTCCAAGAAAAATTATTTACTCGACTGATACGAGTGATATGAGTGCAACAAAAACAGTCTTTTCAACACATAATATATTTTCTAGTAAAACATTAGATCCTTTACTTTGGGCAAATTACAAAATTATTAAAGAAATTAAAAATAATTGGAACTGTAAAGTTGAGGATATTGACCATCACAAACTACACATATACAGCACATTAAGAGATTATGAGCAACAGGCTGTTATGGATGGTAAAGGTTCAGGTAGCAGGTATGCATTAATTAATGATAAGATATTTAATATAGGCAAAGATGGTTGGCCTATTGGTAGTTACATGATACCCATAGGACTAAAAATGGGATTATCAACAGGCTGTGAAGTTAATGACTCTCTAGATTTACCTGGTAAGATTATGGGTCTACAATCATATGGTAGAGTTATAGAAAAATATAGTAAATTATTTGGCATTGATTTATTAAATTATCCATTATCTATTTTTGAGGGTGAAGCAGTATTTCAAAATAAAGACTGGTTAGATTTTGTAGCATCAGCACATAATACACTTGTTAATTATATGATAAAGTTATTTGAAGATAACTTTGATAAAAGTAAACCGATAGGTTATACAGGCGGTGTTGCTTTAAATGTAGTAATTAATCAAAGATTAAAACAAGAGGGTTTTGATATTAAGATACCACCTCATTGTGGCGATGAAGGCTTATCAATAGGTGCTTTAGCATATCTAGGTAAGAAATATGATTTTGAAGTTAAGTTTGATAACTTTCCTTTTTGTCAAAGTGATGAACCATCTTGGGGTACTGCTGATAGCCAAACTATTAAAAGAACTGCTGAGGATCTTGCAAACGGTAAAGTTGTTCTATGGTATAATGGTCATGGTGAGGTAGGACCTAGAGCGTTAGGTAATCGTTCTATACTTATGGACCCAACAATCAAAAATGGTAAACAAAAGATAAATGCAGTTAAGAGACGAGAACCTTGGAGGCCTTTTGGTGCTAGTGTGAAACAAGATCAAGCACATAGATTTTTTGAAATGACTGATAGTCCTTTTATGATGTACAATAGTCAAGTTAAGTATTCAGGTATACCTGCGGTGACACATAGAGACGGTACTTGCAGACATAATACGGTAACACCAGAAATGAATCCTGTATATTATGAATTACTAGATGAGTTTGAAAAACTAACAGGCATACCTGTATTACTCAATACTTCAGCAAACTTACAAGGTGAAGCAATATGTGGCACTAGAGAACAAGCAATAAAACTATTTCAAGAAGCAGAAGGTATTAATAAAATGGTTGTAGGTAGTAAAACATGGACAAGATGAACTATTTGATTGTATGTCCTGTTAGGTGTGGCTCAAGTTGGTTAAACCATGTTCTAGAAACACACTATAATTTATATAATGTAGGTGAAAAGTTATGTAAGATTGCACCTGGTGTTATGGAAGAAGGTATGCAAAAAGACCTTATGGGTATGCAAAATAAAAAAGGTTTACAATACATGGGTGATCAATTTTATAAAGTTATAAAAGAATCATCAAAAGAGTATAGAGAAAATTTATCAAAACTTCATAATTTAGATAGAGAGATAAGGTCATTATCTAGAGAAGATCAAATAAAACATTGTGTAGATAACGGCCCTTTTGTTGCTAAATTTACCTGCTGGGATTTATATGAAGATGATCAACACGGTTACGGTGTAGGATTTAATTATAAAGAATTATTAGAAAAATGGGCACCACTAACTACAATATTTTTATATAGAAAAAACTTTGTAGAACATTTTTTATCTTTCTTAGCGTATCATCAAACAGGTATTGGTAATGCGAGTAGCCAGTTTATGCAATATAAAAGACCAAATCTTAAATATGATGATTACTATATTAACTATCATAAACTACATATGGAGATTATGTTGAAGTGTTATAGAGAACATAAGTTTGATCATACTGTGGCATATGAGGATTTATTTAATATGAAAGAATTGTGTGGTATACCATTAAAACAATATGAAGGACAGTTTACTTTTAAACTTAATAAATATACTAGAGAAGAAAAGGATGAGGTAATCAGAAGAACTGGTTATAGTGAAAATTATGAATTACATTGATTTAATAAAAGAACAAGAAAAAAATGATGGCTGGTTTTTACGATTTTGTAAGAACTGGTTATTCATTCACGAAGTTAATGCCATGCCAGCAGTCGAAGGTAGTAATGGCAAATTTTTCTACATACTCAGAATATTCCCATTTGGTTGGATACCAATTCTAAATCATTTGGTAATAAACATAATGTATAATGACTATACCGATTTCCATAATCACCCATGGAGGATGCACACATTTATCGTTTACGGCGGTTATAAAGAAATCATAGTCAATAGACACACAGGCGAAAAGACTATCAAAAACAGGCGGCCTGGGTCGTTTAGTAGTGATACTAAATTAGATGACTTTCATAAGATAGAATTATACAAAGACAAAGCGGTATCTATTATGTTTAAAGGTTTCTCTTATTTGGATAAGAAGTCTAGACAGAGAAGTTTTGAGTTTATGTTACCAGATGGTACCATTATGCCAAGTTATAAGTATTGGGCAAAGAAAGGTTGCACTAGACAGCAACAATTAGATGGTGTTAAAGTTTGGTATCCTAGAAAGTGGATAGTACCTAAGATAGTAAGACGCTGGTTTGATTATTATAACGGGAAGTAGGGATCATTAATCTTATATATATGGGTGTCGTTCCCTCAGAATAGGGCTAAGCCTTTGGTCCTTGTATCTTTGTATTACCCTCAGTATCATATAGCACAGACTGTTCGTTTTGTTTTTCTTTTTTGCCACAGAAAAACCAGCACAGATTAGGTGCCTGTTGAGGTTTATTAATTAATATATCTGCAAAGTTTTTCCACTCGTCTGAATTTGTAATATCTTCTATTTTTTCAACATTTTTTATATTCAGTTTTTCTTTTTTTAATTCTGCAAAATCATTATTTTCTTCTTCAATAGTCCAACAACAAGGCATAAGATAGCCTTCAGAACTAAACCCATATGCCTTTATATTAAAATCTTTATTGTATGGTACTACACATTTAGGTAATAAGTCCTTAGGGTTTTTAGGACCCGTAAACATTATTTTATCAGATATTGCTGGGAATATTTTCTTAGACATTAGTACAAGATATATTACTAGCGATTGATCGCCTCTCACCTTTACCTTCAAATGGGTAAACTAAGTGATTTATATGTAGTGGAAACAACACTAACTTTCCTACTACTGGTTGCACTAAACTTGTTCCTGAAAATTTAAATCTTTCTATCTCGTCTATTGATGTTGTCGGATCAGTCATAAAACATAAGTGACCATCCGTAATGCCATTTAAACCAAAATCTCTTATCAATCCTTTTGTCTCGTATAATTTTTTATCTGGACTAATTGCTTCTAATTGTTCAGGCACTTTTGTCCATAATACGGTAGCAAATCCAGGTACGCTACCTGGCACATTATGAGAATGAATAGGATTATAGTCACCTTCATATTGATGAACTGACCATATATCCTCAGTCTTTATCATTTTGTTAGAATAATTATTTTGTGATATAATAGAAAACTCTTGAATATACTTTTTTGATAATTCGTGTGTTAAGTTTGTATATTCTTGTATGATGGATTCTTTTTGATCTAGATAAACTTGAAATCCTTTTTTAATAACACCTGCAAGTGTTGGGGCTGCATTATGTTCAAACTTATATTTTTTATCTTCAGAAACTTTATCTAATAATTCATTTAATCTAATAACCATATCCTCAGGAATCATGGTTTCTAGAATTAATGCTTTAGGTATAATTTCTTTTTTGTATTCTAAATACATCTTATCTGAATGGTGGGCCGTTAAACCAGGCAACAGCACTCAATCGTGTGCCTTTTGTAACGGGTTCTACTTTGTGTCTAATGAAAGATGGAAAAACTAATACTGCACCTCGTTCTCTAAATCTCTCATTTGTCCATGTTTGTAATTCGCTTGTTTGACTATGTTTAGGTAAGTCTGTAAAGTACATATTGCCACCTTCATAATCTTCACTATTTGATAGTTGTATAGATACACTTATTTTTCTGCACATGCCAACCATAGAATGATCAGGTGTTTCATTAATAGCATATTCTTTTTTATTAGGTGTTAAAACTTTACTGGCAAAATGATCAGAGTCGCCATCTATATGCCAATCGTAATGTTGATTTAGACCATATTTTGTAAATTGTATATTCTCTATTTGTCTTACATCAAAGCGCCAACCCGCTTCTTCATTTGCTTTATTAACAAATGGCCTTACACATTCATAGATATCCTCACCGTGTAACCAAGATATACGACTTGCTCTAACTTTATCATCACTTGAATATGTTTGATTTTCGTTTTGGTGGGTTGCAATTTGTTCCTGTGCTTCAAGACCTCGCCTAACCAAAAAATCACAGCGCTCTTTTGAGAGGCCGTGTTCGCCTGAGAATACCCAGCATATATTTCTTAACATAATTAATACTCACTTGTTTTATATAAAAATTTACCCATTTTGCTAGAATAGATATTTCGCATTAATATATATAACGGATAAAATAAAGGTATGTGTATGACTCTTTTACCTCTTACCAGCAACATTTCGCCAAATAGTCTACCATGTATATGGCAAAATCCTACACAACCTTTGATCATTAGCTCAGTATAATATAAACAAGCACTACCGGTAAGGTAAGTAAAACTATTTCCATTTTTTTATACTTTCTGACATTCTATTTAATTCTATTGAAATTTTATCAACATGGTATTTCATTTTACCTAAAATGTATAATGAATAAATGCACATAAAAATTACAAAAAGATAAAGTGTAATTGCAATAACATCCATTATGATAACAGCCCTTCAGTTGCAAATTCAGAATAGATACTTTGTTCATTATCGAAATCCATATCCATAACATCTTCGATTGTTAGATTAATCGAATTAGCAACTCTTTCTATTTTATCGCCGATTAGGTTTTCATCACCCATGTAAGCGCCAGCAAGAACAGCATTATATTCTGCCTTTAGATTTTTTAACTCAGTCATTGTTGACTGAATATCGTTATTTACATCAAAATTTTTCATTATATTGTCCTCCTTAATAATTGATTACGATTAAATTTTGTAATTTTCTGATTACGCCGTCTAGGTCAATATCATAATAATAGTCATATTGATCTTTTTTTAATTGTTTAGCATAATCTAGTTTAGCAAAGATATCTTTACACTCTTTGAATTCTCTGAAAACTTGATATTTTGTTTTATATTCAAAATTATTCATTTTTAGTCCTTTTGTTTAGTTAATATACGATAATTATACACTAGGGAAACTGCGAAAACAAGCGAAAAATGGCATATTTTTTGAGGGAAACGCTATTTTCTTTCGTTTAAAATCAATAACTTAGAAAAAACGCAGAAAACTGCGAAAAATCAAGAAAATGACGGAAAAATGCGAAAAAAATACATCTTGGCAGGTCTTATAAATAGTGGATATGACGGATCCTTGTTATGATGGTGTGAAATTGTACGAATCACACAATTTTGTATGGAATTTAGTGTTGGATAGACACGAATATATCGTGGATATTGTAAATCCTAGTATTTTGATTAGAAGATCCGTAAAAGTAACAATAGAAGGTACAACCTTCGGCACAAGGAGATAAAAATGAATGAAGTTTTAAAATTTTTTAGAGATGGATTAGAAGTTTTCTGGCCAAAATCAGAAAAAGCACCTAAAAAGAAGAAAAAAACAACTAAGAAAAAGAAAAAGTAATTATGGCAAAAGTATCGAAACACTTTGGCGTTAATTCAGGACATACTCCAACAATAAAAGGCACTTCTCAAGGTAGAAAACCTATTACGAGTACAATGAATAAGTCAAAAAGAAGATCATACAAGGCATATAGAGGCCAAGGTAGGTGAAAGGTCAATTTATCGTAAAGATAGGTACAGATTTATTAGAGTTTTCTGATTATAATGATATTCCTGATTTTTTTGATAATGTGATAGTCTTTAAACCTGAATACCCAGAACCTCCTCATAGTGAAGAAGAACACGAACTAATTGCAACTTTTGATGATAAGTTAAAGCGATTAATGAAACGGGAGAAAAAATAATGCCGGCAGTAACAAGAATAGGAGACGCTGATGTTGCACACTGCTCTGGTATGACTAGAGCTCAGGGTTCACCAAATGTATTCTGTAATGGGATTGCTGTATCTAGGCAAAGTGATAATAATACATCACACCTATTACCTGGGACTCCATGTCCTTCACACTCAGCACCTATTGCTTCAGGTTCATCTACGGTGAAAGTAAATAATCTAGGTTGTGGTAGAGTAGGTGATGGCATATCAGGTTGCACCTCTGTGGCTGCAGGTTCCTCTAATGTATTTGCAGGAGGTTAAAAATGGCTAATGATTGGACAGTACAGGATAATGATAACTTTGTAAATATCAAAAGTGGTCAAACAATAAATCTAGATTTACCTATTAAAACAGAAAATTCAACTAATGATTTAGAGTTATTTTTAAATACTCATAGAACAGGATCTAGCACTATCTTTGTTGATATGGATAATACACTTGCAGGTTTTAATATTAAACTTGCTCAGTTATATGGTGTTGATAATCTTTTAGATGCTGATACTACTACGACCTCTATTACACAACAAATATCAAATAATACACCTGGGTTCTTTGCAGGTTTATCTGTACTACCTCAGGTATTTTTAGATAGTGGTAAAGGCGTATTAGATTTAGTAAAGTCAATACACGGTAGTTACTCTATATTAACAACTGAAGCAGGTTCGACTGGTAATAGTGAAAAAACATCTTGGGTTAGTTCTAACTTATCATCATTTGCACCCACAGGTAGTATTAACTTTGCTCAAAATTTTAACAAGGGCACTTTTGGGGGATCAGGCAAAATATTAATTGATGATAGTCCTACTTATGTCTCACAATTTAAGGCTGCAGGTGGTCAGGCATTTAGATATATCTATACTGAATTAGTATCAGGTAGTTTGCCTGATGGATTAAGTCTAGTTAATAATAGAATTGAAGGAACTGCACCCACGGTTACGACTGATACAACTTTCACATTCACTATTAGACTTCACAATTATGCAGGATACTATGATAGAATATTAAAAATGTCCGTAGTTGCCAATATAAATAGAAGTATGGCATATAATTATACCAGCTCTACGGGGACTAAGAGAAATACTAAAGTATGGAAAGATTTGAATTTAAATTTTACGAGACACCCTACAACAAAAGATATTGTAAAACTTGAAGGTGTAAATGCTGTAAAAAGAAGTGTAAGAAATCTCATTAACTTAAATCATTATGAGAAACCTTTTCACCCAGAAATAGGATCAAATGTAAGAGATATTTTATTTGAACCTATGACACCACTTACTGAAGTCTTTTTGGCTAAGAAGATTGAAGAAGTTTTAATAAATCACGAACCAAGAGTAAGGTTGGTGAGAGTAAATGTTAATTCTAATCCAGATCAAAATAGATATAGAGTCTGGATTGAATTTTATGTTGTTAATCATCCTGAACCGGTTACGGTTGAAACATTTTTAGAGAGACTAAGATAATATGGCTACAACAACTAGTGCTAACGAAACAAAAAAATTACAGGTCACAGAGTTAGACTTTGACCAAATCAAAACTAATCTTAAAAACTTTTTAAGAAATCAAGCAGAGTTTGCTGATTTTGATTTTGAAGGTTCTGGCATGTCAGTTCTTCTTGATCTACTAGCATACAATACACACTATTTAGGATTTAATGCTAATATGTTAGCAAATGAAATGTTCCTTGATAGTGCAGCTTTAAGATCAAGTGTAGTATCTTTGTCTAAAATGTTAGGATATACTCCTGCTTCAGCGATTGCACCTTCAGCTGATATTACAATAGTTTTAGCAAATGCATCAGGTGCTTCGGTTACAATGCCTGCAGGAACAAAATTCACAACAACTGTTGGCGACACACAATACACTTATGTTACAAATTCTGATAAAACAATAACACCACAGGATGGTGTCTACACATTTTCAAACTGCAAAATATTTGAAGGCACTAGAGTAACTTTTCAATACACGGCAGATAGTAGCAACGAAGATCAAAGATTTATAGTACCCAATTCTAATGCTGATATGACTACACTAAAAGTTGAAGTACAAAACTCATCCTCAGATACAAGGACTTTTACATATTCAAAAGTTTCATCACTAACAGGCGTAGCACCAGATGGTAGAGTTTATTTTACCCAAGAAGTTGAAGATGGAAAATTTGAAGTATTTTTTGGTGATGGTGCTGTAGGTAAAAAAATACAAGATGGTAATATAGTTAAATTAACTTACATAGTAACCAATAAAACAGCTTCAAATGGTGCAAATAGTTTTTCACTATCAGGCACTATCGCAGGATTTTCTGCTCAATCAATTACAGTTAATAGTAAATCTACTGGCGGTTCAGAGGCAGAAAGTATTGCTTCTGTAAAATTAAATGCACCTTTACAATATGGTGCTCAAGATAGGGCAGTAACAGCTGCAGATTATAAAACATTAGTAAAACAAATATATCCTGCGGCAAATGCTATTCAAGTATGGGGTGGTGAAGATAACTCAACACCTCAATATGGTAAAGTTTTCATATCAGTTAAATTAGCAGATGGTTCTAATTTAACTTCAGTAGATAAAACAGATATTGAAACACAATTAGGTCAATATGCTGTTGCTTCAGTTAGACCAACTTTAGTAGATCCTGAAACTACATTTATTGTTTTAGGTGTTAATTTTAAATTTAATAGTAATTTAACAACTAAAGACGCCACAACTTTAGCAAGTGAAGTTAATACAACACTATCAAACTATTCAACTGATTCTTTAAATAATTTTGTTGGAGTGTTTAGACATAGTGTAATAGGCGGATTAATAGACAATACAGATCCTGCAATAGTTAGTAATATAACAACTGTTAAAATTTATCAAAAATTTACACCACTTGTTTCTTCTACTGCAAATCAAAAATATACAATATTATTTAACAATGCTATTTACAATCCACATAGTGGCCATAACTCTGCTATGGGTGGCGTTGTTTCAACAACAGGATTTAAATTAAACAATGATAATACAGTTGAATACTTTTTTAATGATGATGGTGCTGGTAATATTAGATTATATCACTTAGATGGCGGACAAATAGTTTATGATGATAATAACTTTGGCACAGTAAATTATGATACAGGCGAAATAGTAATATCATCAGCAAGAATAACTGCTGTCTCAGATGTAGACGGTGCTGTTTCGACTCAAATTAGAGTTACAGTAATACCAAGATCAAATGATGTTGCACCTGTAAGAGGTCAAGTTTTAAATATTGATACAGCAAACTCAACAATACAAGGTACAGTTGATACAATAGAGAGCGGATCAACTTCTTCTGGTGTAGGATATTCAACTTCAACTAGTTATTCAACTTCCACTGGTGGTACTAGTGGTACATACTAATATGGATGTTAAATGTCTGAGAGTTATTTTACACTAAAAGAAAAAGTATCGTCCTTAGTAGGCCAACAGGCACCTGATTTTGTAAAATCAGATCATTCAGGATTTACAGATTTTCTTGAAACATATTTTGTATTTTTAGAAGCAGCTGAACTTCAACTTACAGATATTTCTGAGCAAGATGAAATATTATTAGAGTCTGATAATGTTGCTTCAATACAAAAATTAGTTTATGAAGATGCCACAGATGAGGTTGGCGATACAATCATACTAGAAGAAAATAGTTTTTTATCAGCATTTAGAAATGGCGAAACAGTTACAGGTTCTACTACTGGTGCTCAAGCAACTATACTAAGTACAAACATATCAAATAAAAAATTATTCATATCTGCACAATCTAGATTTAAAACTGGTGAAACAATTACAGGCAGTGCCTCAGGTGCAACAGCAACAGTAGGTAAATATAGAGCAAATCCTATACAAAATATTCAACAACTATTAAACTATACAGACGCTGATAAAACCATTTCTGACTTTTTAGGTGAAATGAGAAAATCTTTTATGTCAGGTATTACTGATAATTTAGCTGATTTAACAGATAAAAGAAAAACAGTAAAAAATATAAAAGACTTATATAAGGCGAAAGGAACTAAAAAAGCAAATGAATTGTTTTTTAGATTACTACTAAATGAGGAGGCAGATGTTTATTATCCTAATAGAGATTTATTAAAACCTTCAAATGGTGATTGGCAAACTAGAACAATTTTAAGAGTAACACAAACAGCAGGGTCATTACTAAATTTAAAAGGTCAAACAATCACAATGACAACCTCAAGTTCCACAGCATCAGCAAGATGTATAGATGTTACTAAATTTATTTTATCAGGAACAGATGTATTTGAATTAGAGTTAGATAAAAATTCGATAGATGGTACTTTTGTAAATAATGAAAATATCATAGGTATTGATAGCACAGATTCCACTCTAACTGCAAAAGGCATTATTAAAACAATCATAGGTGGATTTACTATAACAAATGATGGATCTTTATATAATGTAAATGATACAATAACTATATCAGGCGGCGGTGGAACAGATGCAGCTGCCCGTGTTGAGGCAGTAGGAACAGGCCCATTAACAGATATAATTATTTCAGCAGGCGGTACAGGTTATGCTGTAGGTGACTCAGTTAGTTTTAGTACAACAAATTCTGGAGGCAATACACCTGAGGCTGTAGTATCAGTAGTAAATGGTGGGTTTGCACCTGAGACAGGTAGTGTCTCAGCATATAGTATGGCTACCGATGATCATATTGTTTTAGAAGATAATACACAATTTCTAGATCACTATGCCGGTAATAAAATTGTACAAGAGGCAGGTACAAGTGCAACAAAAGATATTACAGATATAAGAATTGTTAGAACAGGAACAGGATATAGTAAACCGCCAACAGGCACGGTAACAAGTAGTGGTGGTTCAGGTGCTTCAGTAATTGCATACGGCGATGAAATAGGAAGAATTATTGAAACACGATTAATAGATCCAGGCGTAAACTACACAGGTACACCTACAATAAAAGTGCCTATTAATATGGTAAATAGTGCCTTATCAGGAAATGTTACCGTTGGTGAAACTTTTACAGGTGGTACATCAAGTGCTGAAGGAACAGTTACAGGATTTTCAAATAGTATAGTTTCTTTTACTGCAACATCAGGAACTCCTGTTGTTGGCGAAACAATTACATATTCAAGCGGCACAACTGGTGTTGTTAAAAAGATAGATCCAGCAACTTTAACTGCAACAACCGGCACAGTTGTTGAAACATCAGGAAAGTTTATTAGTCAAAACGGGTTTAGCTCTGAAAAAGCAAAAAGAATACAAGACAGTTTTTATTATCAAGATTATTCTTATGTTATTAAGGTTGGCGAAACAATCGCAAACTGGAGAGATTATATCAAGAAGGCAATACACCCATCAGGATTTGCTGTTAGTGGTGAGGTTAGAATACAAAATAGAGTAAGTGGTCAAATATCAGTTCCTGTTGAGGGCGTAATATCTGGTCTTTCACAATCTCCATTGTTCTTTACTCTAGAACAATTATTCTCTACTGTATTTGGTCGTAGACTAGGAACAGAAACAGACGGCACAACATTAAGAAGTAATCCTGAAAGTGATGTAGAAGCAGCCGATATAGACACAGCATTGGCTTCAACAACAAGAGATATCACATTAAAACAAAGAATAACAGTTAAAGTTGTAGGAGATGGCGCAGATTTAGATTTCAATGTCGGCGGCACAGAACAAACGATAGGATTTGCATATGCAGGTCCTAAAGCTAAAACTGCATTTTTTAATGCCACTAGTGTATTTGGCGGAATTTATAATCAAAAATCAGGGAACTTGCCTGAATCAAGTTTAGCATTTACACAATCAGGCGTTCCTGTTTCTCAGATAGGAACTGCAACTACAGTAAATAATCGTGCATTAACGATAGCAGAATTACAAAATGTATTTGAAAAGGTAACAAATGCGAGTATTACAGATGCAACAAAAGATACTAGTCCTTTTACTAAGTGGAATATTGCAATACCTGCCTATGTTGCACCTACTGGTCTAGGATTTGATACGACTACCACTTCTTTTGATGATACCACAATAACTTTTGATAAGGCATAAAAACAATTATAAATAGTAAAAAGAGAGAGAAAAATGGCAAAACAATCAATTAATTTAGGATCAAGCGCAAATGATGGCACAGGTACCACACTTCGTGCTGGTGGTGATTTAGTTAATGATAACTTTGATGAAATATATTCTGCTATAGGAACAGGAAGTGCTTTATCAATTACAGTTTCAGGTGCATCTAATGGACAGGCACTAGTTTATAGTTCTTCAAATGCAAGATTTGAACCTGCGACTCAATCTGGTGGTCTTTCAGATATTGTTAGTGATACTTCACCTCAACTCGGAGGAGATTTAGATGTAAATAGTAATGGTATTATATCTGCAAGTAATGGTAATATTCCTATTACTCCTAATGGTTCAGGTAAAATTATACTTGATGGTGTAGATTGGCCAACTAGTGGGGGAACAAACGGATACTTTTTACAGACTAATGGTTCAGATGCAGCTTCTTGGGCAAGTGCCTTAACAGATATTGTTGCTGACGCTTCACCCCAACTTGGAGGTAATTTAGATGTTCAAGCTAATGAAATTACTACCTCCACTTCTAATGGAAATATAAAATTAAATCCTAATGGTACAGGTGTTGTTGAGGTAAAAGGTGATGGCTCTTCAGCAGATGGTACAGTACAATTAAACTGTTCTCAAAACTCTCACGGTATTAAACTTGCGTCACCACCTCATAGTGCAGGTCAGTCATATACACTTACATTCCCACAAACTGCACCAGTCGCTAATAAACTTTTACAAACTGATGGTTCTGGTAATCTATCATTCTCATCAGACTTAACTATTGATTCATTAACAATGTCAGGTAGTGGTAATGTTACCTTTACAGCTGCAACAACATTGGCACTTAATGCTAATACAGGCGGTACGATTGTTGTTAATGATGGTTCTAATAATGCTGACTTTAGAGTAGAATCCGATGGTAATGCAAATATGATATTTGTTGATGCTGGTAATGATAAAGTAGGTATTGGTATGAATAACCCTGCGAGTACATTAGATGTAACCGGTAATGTTAAAATTAGTGGTGCTAATGAATTACTATTAGGTAGTATGACCACTACTCAAAGAAATGCTCTAACGGCTGCAAATGGTATGATTATTTACAATTCAACTGATAACAAGTTTCAAGGTTACGAGAACGGCGGCTGGGCAAACTTAATTTAATAGGCAATTTATGGCGGAGAAAGAGTATATAGTCACCCTCAAAAAAGGGGTTGACGCTGATCAGTTTAATTCAGAGATGACTGCCAGTTCTGGCACAGGTAAAATTCCTAATCGTACAGTAGATGTCGCAAATGCAAGACCTAAATCAATTAGAAACACACACTATGGTTTAGAAGAATCTGAAGCACAGGATCTTAAAAATGATCCTAGAGTAGAAGATGTCGAAGTCCCACCAGATAAAATTCCTAACGCTGTGATAGGCCATGATGCTACAAGATCAGGTACATATAATAAAACAACTAGTAGCACAGGCACATTTCAAAATTGGGGATTAATAAGGTGTCAAAATGAGACAAATAATTACGGCACAGGAACAACAACAAGTGATAATTATAATTTTACAGCAGATGGCACTGGTGTAGATTTCATAGTTCAAGATAGTGGTATTCAAACAGATCATCCTGAGTTTCAAGACTCAAGTGGTTCTAATAGATGGTCAACTGTGGACTGGTATACTGCTTCAGGCGTTTCAGGAACTCAAAATGCAAATCACGATAGAGACTATGATGGTCACGGCACTCATTGTGCTGGTATCGCTGTTGGTAAAACTTTCGGTCACGCTCAAGGGGCAAAAATATATGCACAAAAACTTTCAGGTTTAGAAGGAACAGGAGATAGTGGTACAGGTATTGCTATTGCTGATGCTTTTGATTGTATAAAAGGTTGGCATAATGCTAAGTCAGGTGCAAATGCAGGAAGACCAACAGTCGTAAATATGTCTTGGGGATATAATACAACTCATAATGATTTACCTTCAGCGTTAAATTATCAAGGTACTGCTAAATCAGGAACTGATATAGATACACTGGCTGAATTAAGAACATTTAAGTTTCAGGCATTTCCAGGTTCAGCACCATATAAAACACCTTTACGAGTTGCTTCAGTTGATGCTGATTTAGATGAAATGATAGATGCAGGTATACATATTTGTCATTCTGCTGGTAATAGTTATTATACTCACGATTTAACAACAGGTTCAGATTATAATAACACTTATACAATAACTGCTGGTACAGGATATTATAATAGAGGCTCATCTCCATATTCAGTAAATGCTTTTAATGTTGGAAATATTGATAGTACTGCTTATAGTTCAACTCAAGATCAAAAAAGTGTAGATTCAGTTCACGGACCTGCGGTAGATATTTATGCCCCAGGTACTTATGTTATGAGTGCTTGTAGTACAACAAATGATAAAAGTGGTCAAAACTATTATGCTAATTCTAGTTATAAACAAGTTAATATATCAGGTACTAGTATGGCAGGCCCTCAAGTTGCAGGTGTTTTATGTTTATTACTATCTGTAAACCCGCAACTAACACCTGCAGAATTAAAAACTTTAGTTCATAGTTTATGCACAACTGATAAAATCTATGATCCTGCAGATGGCAACTTTGCAAACTGGAGAAATTTAAACCCAGGTTCTACACCTAAGAGATTTTTGTTCAATCCTTATACGGGTGCGAATGTATTGACAATAACTACTTAAAAAATGTATATAAATAACTAGAAAGGATTAATGTATAACAGATTGAAAAAATCGTTATAAATAGTTTATAGGAATAAAACAATGGCAGCAATTATTACAAATAAATTTAGAATAAACAATGCGGAACAGTTCGTTGAGTCGTTCTCAGAAGCGTCTCCAACTGCGTACTATTTGTTTATAGGTAGACCACAATCGTGGTCAACTGATGTGGATGTACAAGGAAATTCAATAAATGAAGGAACTGACACTACTCCACCAACACCAAATGATGATATTTCAACTGAATATTACTCTTATGATGAATTACTAGGTGCTAAGAAAATAACAACTTCAGATATAACTAATGTAATTCAAAGAAGAACATGGGTAAGTGGTACAACTTATGATATGTATGAACATAATATAAGTTCTTCAAATGCTGCGGCAAGTGGTGCAACAAATATATTCGATTCAAACTTTTATGTAATCAACTCTGCCAATAATGTTTACAAAGTTATTGAAAATGATGGCGCTACTGCTTCAACAGTAGAACCAACTGCTACTTCAACAGCTATATTTTCTACTGCTGATGGATATAGATGGAAATTTATGTATTCACTAACAACATCTGAGGCAACTAATTTTACAACCACTGATTTTATTCCTGTTTCAACTGATTCAACTGTATCTGCAGCTGCTGTTGATGGTGCTTTAGATACGATTTTAGTGGTTGCTGGTGGTTCTGGTTATACATTAAGTTCAGGAACAACTATTACAAATATACCTATTCGTGGTGATGGTTCTGGTGGTGTTGCTTCAGTAACAATAACAGGTGGTGCTGTTTCAGCTGCAACGGTAACAACTGCAGGTACTGGTTACACATACGCATATATTCGTAGTGCAGATATTATTGCTGCTACAAATGCTGCTGGTGGTGGTTCTGGCGCTAATTTAAATGTTATTATTCCACCTAAAGGTGGTCACGGCAAAGACGCTATTAAAGAGTTAGGTGGATTCTTTGTTATGATGAATATTGATCTCTCTGGTGCTGAGGGTACTTCAGATATCTTGGCAGCAAATGACTTCAGACAAATTGGTGTAGTAAGAGACCCAACAAATTTTGGTACAACTACTGTCGCAAGTGCTACAACACTTAGAGGTGTTAATGCAATACTAATGAATTCATCTCCAACACCAGGAACTTTTGTTGTTGATGAAAAAATAACACAGGCAACAACTGGTGCTGTAGGTAAAGTAGTTAGTTGGGATTCAACAAATAGAATTTTATATTACATACAAACTAGATTCCCAGATTGCGGTGCTGATACTAATGGTAATAGAACAGCATTTAGTGGAACAAATGTAGTAACGGGTGCGACCTCAAGTGCAACTGCAACACCTATCGCTAGTTCTTCAACTGTAAATGCTGTCGTGTTTACATCTGGTTATTCAAATCCAGAAATAGAACCTGACTCAGGTGATATTATCTATCTAGAAAATAGAGCACCAATTGCAAGGGCTTCGGATCAAACGGAAAATATTAAATTAATTATAGAATTCTAAGGGAAATATAATGGCAACTATAACGGATTTTAATGTCAGCCCTTATTATGATGATTTTGCTGACAGTAATAATTACCATCGAGTATTATTTAGACCATCCTTCTCTATACAAGCAAGAGAGCTTACTCAAGCACAAACTATTTTACAAAATCAAGTAGAGAGGTTTGGTAATAATATATTTAAAGAAGGTGATATTGTTGTACCTGGTGGCGTTAAAACAACTGTTAGAGATTCTATAAAACTCACTTCATTCACAGGAACTAGTACACTATCAGACCTTAAAGGTGCGACACTAACTGGTGGTACCTCGGGTGTTGTTGCGAAAGTATTAGAAACTTCAGCAGCTGATGGTACTGATCCTAATACTCTTTTTGTTGAATATCAAAATAGTGGTTCTAATAATACTTCTACTACATTTACAGGTAGTGAAACCATATCAGGCACAGTAGATATAAGTGGTGTTAGTACGAGTGTTTCTGCTGTTGTCAATACTTTTCACCAAGGTGTTATTGCTAATATATCTCAAGGTATATTTTTTGTTAGAGGATTTTTTGTACAAACAAGTGAGCAATCATTAATATTAGAAAAATATGATTTTAATGCTACTTATAGAGTTGGTCTTACTATAGAGGAAAAAATTGATACACCTACTGAAAACGCTAGTCTAAATGATAATGCGGCTGGTTCTTCAAATGAAAATGCACCCGGTGCTCATAGATTAAAATTTGAATTAACATTAGCAAAGAAAGCAATAGATGCAACTGATGATATAAATTTCATAGAGTTGACAAGAGTAATAAATGGCGTAACTATTTTTCAAAAAGATCAAACTGATTATAATATTTTATCTGATACACTTGCAAGAAGAACCTTTGATGAGTCTGGTGATTATACAATTAGAGATTTCGATTTAGATATAAGAGAAAGTGTTTTATCTGGCAATAATAGAGGTATTTATTCAGATGGCGGTACTACTAATCAAGGCGGTACAGCCTCAACAACTAAATTAGCTGCTCTTCTAACACCTGGTAAAGCATATGTTAAAGGTTACGAGATAGAAAAAACAAGTCAGAATATTGTTGATGTTGAGAAAGCAAGAGAGTTTAAAGATGTAAATGCTAATGTTACTCAATTCACTCTAGGCAATTTTGTTCATGTAACAAATATGTTTAATATTCCTGATTTAGGAAAAGGTAATGGTTCAGGTGCAGGTGATATTAAACCTTATGCAAATATAAAACTATTCGATACAGCAACAAGTTCTAGAGGAACTTCGATTGCAAATACAAATGCTGATATAAAAGAAATCGGTCGTGCTAAATGTAGAGGCATCGAAAATGTAGAAGGTACTGCAAGTGCGGGTATATATCCTAC